ATGAAAGCGATATTTTCAAGGCGAGATTTCAGGTATCGAGATTCGATGAGAACAAGATACAGGCGAATCTTGCTGAGTTTTACGCAACCAAATGCGCGTCAAAAGTTTACGGAGTTTACGGAATGACTGAGCAGGCGGCTGCAATGGACAAGGATTTGTCCAATTTGATTAACTCCATATCACGATGAATAATACCAATATACAGAAATTACTTGTACGCAACAGGTCAAAGAGAGCCAAGGTCGCTATTCCTCACTCAGAAGTGAGCCACGAGGACAGCACGAATATGGCTCGCCTATTATGGAAGTACAAAGAGATGTGGGACGCAGGCGCTTCATTCAGAAGGAAAAGGCGCAGAAATCTGCGTTATGTATTCAACGACCAATGGTCCGACAAGGTTAAGGTCGATAATGAGTGGATAACAGAAAGCGAGAATATATCAAGGCAGGGCAAGGTTCCGTTGCAGAACAACCTGATACGCGCCCTGACTAAAACAATATTAGGCTCATACCGTCAGAACAAGGTGGAGCCGGAAGCGATAAGCCGCGACAGAGATGAGCAGGAGCTTGGCGAAATGATGACAATCGCTCTGCAAAGAGCGTGTCAGATAAATGAGCTCGAAGAAGTGGATGCCCATTCGCTTATGGAGCTTATGGCGAGCGGAATGGTATGTCAGGTAGTTCGCTACAAATGGTGGCGCAAAGAGCAAATAAATGACGTGTATGTTGAGGAAGTGAATCCAGCGAGATGTTTCTGGAACACAGACGTGGCAGATGTCAGATGCAACGACATCAGAACATTCGGCGTGATAAGCGACTACACTCTCGGCGAATTGACTCAGAGATTCGCGAAGAACAGAGTTGATGCTGTCCGTCTAAGAGAGATATACAACAAGAACAGCAGAAGTTACATACAGTCAATCTACCAAGCGTTCACAACCGACAGAATCAACAGTCTTGACTTCTTCATGCCGAGTGACGAGGAGAAGTGCCGAGTGATAGAGGCGTGGGAGCTTGAGAGCAAGGAGCGCATACAGGTGCACGACAAGCTCAACGGAGAGTTGTTCATCTGCGAGATGGAAGACTACGACTATCTGGTGGCAGAGAACAAGAAAAGACTCGCAGAGGCTATAGAAAACGGATTCACTGAGGAAGAGGCAGAGGACGCACTTCTGCTTGATTACAAGTGGTTCTATGACCAATTCTGGAAGGTGAGATACCTTTCACCATTCGGCGATATACTGTTCGAGAGCGAAACACCGTATGTACACAATGAGCATCCGTTCGAGGTAATGATGTACCCTATGGTTGACGGAGCCGTTCATTCTCTGATAGAGGACATGATAGACCAGCAGAGGTATATCAACCGTCTGATAACGATGATAGACTTCATAATGGGAGCGAGCGCGAAGGGTGTGCTTGTATTCCCAGAGGACGCTCTTGGCGATATGACGAAAGAGGAAGTGCTTGACGAGTGGGTTAAGTACAACGGAGTGATATTCGCTAAGATAAAGCCGGGCTCTGCGATGCCTACTCAAATATCTACAAACGCCACTAATATCGGCGCGTATGAGCTTCTGAATCTCCAGATGAAGCTGATGCAGGACGTGTCGGGAATACACGCCGCTATGCAGGGACAGCAGGCTAAGGCAGGAACTCCAAGTTCTCTGTACGCGCAGGAAACTCAGAACGCTCAGACGAACATTGTTGATATGCTCGACGGATTCAATTCGTTCAGAAGACGCAGGGACTACAAGATGATGAGTCTGATACAGCAGTATTATGACGAGCCGAGATACATCAACATAGCAGGTGTGAACTACTCTGAAACCGCGAAGTGGTACAACCCAGAGAAGATTAAGAAGAGCAGCTTCGACATAGTGATAAACGAGAGTCCTGCTACTCCTGCATACAGAAGCATAATGAATCAGTTCCTGTTGCAGGTATATCAGCAAGGACAGATGGATTTGGAAACTCTGCTTGAAACAAGTTCATACCCATTCAGCGACAAGATAATAAAGCACCTAAGAAAGAAGCAGGCTGAGATGCAGCAAGCGCAGCAGGCTCAGCAGGCTCAGGCTATGGAAGCCCAGCAAGGTCAAGTACCACAGCAGGCGGCTCCAGCGCAGATGCCGCAGGAAGAAGGTATGCCAGCCGACGCTATGGCTGACATCGAGCAGAGAGCAAACCCAGAGGCAATGAGATTGATTAACCAAGCATTACAGTAAAATATCATGGCAAGATTAACAAAAGAGGAGGTAAATAGAATCATAGAGATTCTTACCGATGTGATAGACAGAAAGATTACCGAACGCTTCGGCGAGAATCCGAAGATAAACGGTGTCGAGTTTGAAAAGCGGTACATGAAGGTCGGCTACGGAGCTGACAGATTCATCGACCACAAGTTGTTCAGACTGTATCTGAAACTGGTAAGTCCGCTTATCGCCGACAACGAGGCGAATGAAGGCGACGTGCTTGTCTTCAAGGACGGTGTGACCAAGTGGATTGACCCTGCGACAATGGACATGAAGTTCAGAGTCGAGATACCGGAAGGCGGCGTTCTTCCTGATGTTGGCGAGTCGTTTGTGATATACCTCACTCCACTCGAAGAAAGCCAGCCAGACAATATGTATCAGGAATGGATATATGTTGATGACAGATGGGAGAAGCTTGGTGTTATGAACTTGTCGAACTACTACACCAAGGTAGAGATTGACGAGAAGATTGACGAGCTGGAAGACGAAATCGAAGACACCAACGAGAGAATTGACGATGTGAACGAGCTTTTGAAAAGCAAGGTTGACAAGTTCCAAGCCTACAACTCGCAGGATGCGCATGATGTTCACTACATAGCCAAGACTACAAAGGTCATTGTTCTCGATGCAGAGAATCCGACATACACCACACAGGCGGAAGACCA